ATCAAAGGCAGCGTGGCAGTTACCGAATCGCCAGCAATGCGGACAACCTTTTCCGTCACAACATCTGAGATTACCACACTGTCGCGCTGCTGCGTTTGAATAAGCTGCCGCTGTGGGCGGCAGCTCATGAACAAACAACTTAAAATACCTATGAAAAAAAACTTACTACGCATCGGTCTTTTGTATTTCGCTTTTAATTTCGGCCACGGTCGATTCCAGGTTATCATGACTGATCATGTCGAGCAGGTTCAGTATCTTCTGGTTGGTCGTGTTCAGCTTTTTCACCTCTCGTCGCAACCCTTCAACCTGTCGTGCCAGGTCAGCGTATTTCTCCTGATAACAGGTCAGCTCTGTCTTGAAGTTCTCGGCCATCTCCCGCCATATCCGGATCGCTTTTTCAACATTGTCCAGCTCGGTCGATTCGGCACTGGCTTCGGCTCCCTTGGCCTCGGCTGATGCCTTTTTCTTCTGTGCCCTGATCGTGAGGAACGTGATGATAAAACCACCGCCAAATATCAGGTTAAGCGCAAGGCTTACCACTTCCATCCAGTTATATGCCATCATAACTTTTTAACTTTAGGCGCTTTGGTATAACCTGATTTCAGCTTCGCGTCTATCGATCAATCCGGGCAGCGGCTTGCCATTCGCAAACTTCCACTTTCGGAACTCAACCGGTATATTCGTCGAATCGGGGTTGACCCTGATCATCCGGAGTAAGCCGGAGTTCTTGAATGCACCGAAACCAACGTTATAGATAAAGTCAACAAGGGCATCGAACTGGTTTTGCCGCAGCCGAAGGTTTAACTGGTTCAGTTGTCCTTCAATGGATGCCAGGTGGCTTACAAGCATTTGCTGAGCCTGTGGTTCGCTTATCCTCATGCCTGGCTTTACTCCCATTGTCGTTCCGTAGCCAATCGTCCATATTCCGCCAGGGCATTGGTATGCCTCTGCCCGGAAGCCTTCCGACCGCTTAATCAATTCGATTCCCCGTTGACTCGTTTTCATCTGCTTTTATTAGGCTGCGTTATCCTGGACAATGGCCAGCAATCCTTCAACACCTACGCGCATCGGGCGGCCACCGGCACGGACAAGAAATGAATAGATGTCGCCGTAGTACAGCGGGTTCTTTTCATCGTCAAACATGTCGGTCTGTCCCATCGCGCGGCAAACGCTTCCTTCGTGCCAGGCCAATACGGCGGCATGGTCGGTCGTTGCTCCGGTAGTTGTCCAGGCTTTTGGCGCCAAGGCCGTTGTATACCTGCCTGATTTCGAACGCATCATGATGTTGAAGGTGTACAGCTTGCCAAGGATCCCATTGGCAACGTCGGCCTGAGAATGGAAAGCCATCGATTCTTGCGTGGTGAGGTCGGCAAGCAGCTGTCCGTACATCACGGCATCAACCAGCATGTGCCGCCCTTCCTGCGGGATGTCTTTCGCGTTGAAATTGTTCATCGCGGCCAACACGTCGGCCTTTCCAAATGCCTTGCGGTTGCCGGTAGCTGCCGGAACATGTGCCGCTACAGCGCCTCCGGTAGTCCTGATAACGTAGGCTGCGGCTGGCGACCATTTGTAAATAAAATCGTTCGACACTTCCTCGATCAGTTTGGCCTTGTCGTTCTTCAGAACACTCTCGCGTTTATTGAACGACAGCTCAACATTGTCGGCATGTGGGATCTTGATCGGATCGGTTGTGTACTCGTCCAGGTCGAAGGTTAAATCAACATCTTCGCGGGTCTTGACGGTAGCCGGAAAGCTGTTCCGGTTTTTCACCACATTGGAGGGTACGCCCGCGTTGGGGATGTGTACCGTTTTTCCGGTCACAAACTCATCGGCATTGAACGCCTTGCTCATAAACGAGTTGTTCGCAAACAACTGCTCAACTAAGGAGCCGATCCAGATTTCCTTCTGCACGGCCATGTTCATGCCGCCAGACTTCACTAACTGTGACACGCCCATCCCGCAGCCGATGACAGCGAATGGGTTGAACCCTGTTGCAGCCGACACGGCCAGCCCGGCAACCAGGTTAAAAAGCAACGCGGTAACGACCGCTAAAAACTTTGGTCTCATATCAAAAAAATTAAATGGTTTTTAAAGTTTGTTAAGCTCCCTCCAAGGCGGTAATCCGGGCATCTAATGCGGCAATCAATGCTTCAACATAAACCGTCGAAGCTACCGGCACAAATGCAGTCCCGTCATAAGCAAAGGTGACAAACACTGTTCCGGCGGATGGAACAACGATAGCGGGTGCAGCCGGGTCGAAACCGTCGCCAAGGGTCACCGTCTTGCTGCCTTGGTCGTCTGCCGTAAACTTGCCGAAAAGCTTTGCCCCGGCAGTAACTTGCCCGTCAATAACAAGATCGATTTCAACATTGCCGGTCAGCGCTCCGGGTTGCAGGAAGGTGTCCATCTGCTTCACGGTTGCGGCAATATTGGCAGCATAATCCGGTACTTGCACTTCGGCCAGCGGGAATAACACTTCGCGGTTCAGGTTGTCCGCGCCTTCGGGTGCCACAAAATTCATGGGTACCTCTGTCCTGTCAGATTTTTTGTAACTCCACATGGTTTACTGTTTTTTTGGTTTGCACCCGAAGCGGGCTTCAAATTTCTGTTCGTACAAGTCGGGGTACTTGTCTTTCAATACCACCAGCTTCCCGGCTTTGTCCAGTTCTTCCCAGCTTTTTTTCTGCAGGTCGGCCAGCTCAATGGCTGTTCCTTCCTTGCCGGTTTCAATCTGGCCAACTACCGATCTGCGGACTGGTATGGCGCCCAAACTCGATTTGGCACTCTCGAAATCTGCATCAAACAACTTGATGAAGGTTTCTTTTCCCTTGGCATCCAGGCGGCCATCTTTAACGGCTGCATCGATCAGGGCAATAGCTTCTGCCGATTTCTTTTCTTTTTCGGCTTGGTTCAGTGTGTCGATGCGATCTGTCAAAGTCACATTTTCACCTTTCAACCGGTCACGATCGGCAATGATCGACCGGATAGCGGCGGTCTGCTCGGCCTGCGTGGCCGCATCCGCCAGATTCAGAATCTGATTGAGTTCATTCATTGTATTTGAATTGGTAAAACTTTTCTTGGCCGAGTCGATCAGTTTGATCAGCGATGTACTGTCGGTCAAATCAATTAACTGTCCTTCCTGGTCGTAGAATGCCAGGGCGTTGTGGTTGCTACCAATGGTGACGATAGAAGCCTCGCGGGCTTTCCATTTGGTAACAGTGGCTTTGGTTTGCCCGGGAAGCCGGAGAAAATCACTGTCGTCAATTTCCGACGGCGGCCATGCTCCGATTGAGGCCATCCGCAAAAAATCATTGTCAACCTTGGCAGCGATGGCGGCCCCGCCGTTCTCCCGTTTATCCTGAAGGTCGAATACGGCATCGGCTAAGATGCGCCCGCCTTCAATGCGGATGTTTTCCCATCGCCCGATAGGCAGCGACCAGTCATTATGGTTCAAAAGCATCACCGGGTTCTTGCGGAACTCGGTCAGGTCTGCCCCACTGGTGAGCATCCTGAAGCCATACGTGTTGACGGTCTCGTCGTGAAGTACAAATGTCTTGGGCATATTCGCGGTTTTTTTTAAATCTGACCGAAAATAACCTTAAAGCATTGGTTTAAACAAACATCGTTTTAACCGTTAAAACAAATGTTTTAACCGTTAAAACACTTTTACTTTTTCGCGGGCTTAAATCGTAGATTTCGGGCTAAAACCCGAATATGGCACGGACAAAAAAAGAAATGGAGCAGCTCCGCGCGCTCGCAAAAATGCTCTTCGTTCACGAGAGCCTTACCCAGAAGGAAATTTCGGCACGTATCGATGTGTCGGAAGTGACGATCTCTAAATGGTCGAATGCCGACAACTGGGAATCTTACAAGGTATCGATTACCATCACCAAGGAGGAGCAACTGAAAAGCCTGTACAGGCAGCTATCAGCTTTAAACAACGACATTGCCGAACGCGATCAGAAATATCCCACCGCTTCGGAAGCCGATGCCATCAGCAAACTCGCCAATGCCATCGACAAAATGGAAAGCGATATCGGTGTGTCCGACATCGTTTCGGTTGGCAAAAAGTTCCTCACCTGGGTGCGCAAGTTCGACCTGAAGAAAGCCCAGGACATTACCCCGCTGTTCGATTCATTCATTAAAGACAACCTGCGCTGATGGCTAAACGACTGAAACCGGACGAACGCTTTGCCCTGACGGATTGGGATTCGTTTAAAAAGGGGGTACTGGAATCAACAATCGTTGACACCAACGAAACGCACGCCGACAAACTAAAGCGCATCGCTGCGCTCGAAGCCGACGATGAAGCGTGGTTTGCTTATTATTTTCTGTAAACCGGCTAAGTTTCACCGGCAGGCCACCAAACGGCTGTTTGCGAACGACCGCTGGTACGAAGTGCGGGCTTGGAGCCGCGAGCTGGCCAAGTCGGCGCGGGCTATGATGGAGATTACCAAACTGGCCTTAACCGGTGAAATTCGGAATGTGCTTTTGATTTCGAACAGCCAGGACAATGCCATCCGTTTGTTGATGCCGTTCATGCTGAACTTTGAAGCCAACCAACGCATCATGAACGACTACGGCGTTCAGGAAAAGCCTGGCAAGTGGGAGATTGGCGAATTTACAACCGCAGGCGGCTGTGCTTTCCGGGCATTGGGAGCTGGGCAATCGCCGCGCGGTACTCGCAACGAGGCCGCACGTCCCGATTTTATCCTCATCGACGATATCGACACCGACGAGGAAACCCGCAACCCGGAGCGGATCCAAAAGAAATGGGACTGGATTGAGCAGGCATTGATCCCGACCATATCCGTGTCCGGCAAATACCGCATCCTGTTCAATGGTAATATCATCGCCCGCGACTGCTGTATCACCAGGGCAATCGACAAGGCCGACCATGTGGACGTGATCAACATCCGCGACAAAAACGGCAAATCCACCTGGCCTGAAAAAAACAGCGAAAAGGATATTGATAA